AAATGTATTAAATGTATAGTTTGGGGATAATGTATGAATTGTGCATTAATCTGTGGACAGATTTGTATGAATTGTGGATAAGTTTTCATTGTGGATAAGTCTGTGGATAACTTTCTCGGTCTTAATTGCTGGTACTTTTACAAAACTATTGCACGTTACTGGATGGCTTTGTACTGGGTAGCATTCCTATTCGATTCCCGATTGTGGATAACTTTGGTTTGTTGCCTGTTTCCCACCCTAGCAACTGCAACACGCAACAATTGTGCTATATTCTAGTTCCATCAATTTATAACACTATATTTTATGGACGATTTACAGAAAGAGCTAGAAGGCATTATGCACGCTTGGTCTCGGTATATGGGTAAGGGCGGATCAGTCAAAGGTTATCCGACACAAGTTAGCTATATGGCATCTTCAGGTAGTCAGTCAAGTGATGAGTTTTATGACGAAGTGCAACATACTTTAGGCCTTACAGTAGATGCAATAATACAAGGATTAGATGACGGGCAAAGGATGGCCATTAATCATTGTTACCTAAAGTGCAAATGGTTATACAACATAAACGAGTACGCGTTATCCTTAAATAGTGCTTTAGAATCAATACGTAAGAGTGCAATCACCAAAGGTATACTGTAGATAGTTACCACCTGTATGCAGAATAGGTGTATAGTTGTGGAAGGGTTAGCCCCAACGCGCCCATATAAAGTGTACCGCCCTATTGTGTTAATAACTAATAGGGCTTTTTTTATGGGAGTAGCATAATGGCTGATAAAGAATTTAATATCACGTTAAATAATGTCGAGAAGATTATAAGTACCTGTATATTTAACATTGCCAATGAATTAGACGATTTAAGCGATAACGAAAAGCTACAGATATATTCCGAGATAGAGCAACTAGCTATGGATGCTATACAGGACGCTAAACAAATGGGAGCGTTGCATTGAATGTATTACTTAGTCTTAACTGTATATTTTGCCAGCATTGGTGGAACGGTTAGTATCTATGTAGATGACTTCAGAAGTGAAAAGTACTGCGAAATGGCAAAGGTACGTTATATAGAGACACATATAACTGACTTAGTAAAAAGAAAACAGACTTATACTAATATTAAAAGGATTGATTGCATCAAGGTTGAGAAAGGATAATGATAATAAAGTTTCCAATGTCGAAAGAAATGGTTAGGCGAGTTAACCAGAATCAGTCTTATGAACGGGCGTTATCAGCTTTTTATGCTTCTGCAAATGCACAAAAACAATATAAAGAAAATCTAGCGAGTAAAAAATACAAGCTAGACGTAATGAAACTTTTTACAAAGGTCAATTGAGTGGGGCTAATAGTACATGAGGAAGGATGTGACGCTATACGCTGTACTTGTAACCGTCCTAAAACATTAAAAGAAGTAATAGAAGAATTAGAAAAAAAAAGAGAAGAAACAGAAAAGCCTAAAGTAATAGATGACTATGGTTGTGCGTAATGAAAATACCTAAGACGTTTACATTGGGCGCGATTACGTGGAAGGTTAAGATAGTAGAAGATTTGCCTGATCGTATGGGGCAAGCTGATTTTAGGAACGCGACAATATTAATAGAGAAAAACGAAAATAAACAGATTATGGCTCAAACTTTTTGCCATGAACTGCTACACGCTTTGTTTTTTTCTACAGGTAGAGTGGAAGATCATAATGAAGTATTAATAGACGGTCTAGCTCACTCACTACACCAGTTTTTGGTGGAAATGTATGAGGATTAGAGTATGGCAGGAAAGGTTACTCATAACTCAAAATGCAGCGAGAGTGTATTTATAGAAGCCTGTTTACGATTAAAATCAACTGCACTTGTAGCAAAAGAAACAGGCATAAGCCACCGAAATGTAGTAGATAGACGTAATAAAATTCATAAACGAACAGGAACATTTTTAAACTTAGATAGTAGGATTGAAAAGGTTAGAGTCACTATCCCACCTACTAAAAAGCGTACTACAGTAGATTTAACTGATGGCTGTATAATGGTTGCATCAGACGCTCATTACTGGCCTGATGTAGATTCAGCAGCACATAAAGCATTTGTATTTATGGCTAAAAAATTAAAGCCGAATGTAATTATTATGAACGGTGATAGTTTTGACGGCTCGTCAATTAGTAGATTTGGAAGAATCGCATGGGAAGATAGGCCTACTGTTAAGGAAGAGTTGGAAGCAGTAATAGATAAGTTAGATGAAATTGCTAATGCTTCTAAAAACTCTAAGCTGCTTCATACATGGGGCAACCATGATTTACGCTTTAATACTAGATTATCACAAGTTGCGAGTGAATTTGAACGGGTAGAGGGATTTGATTTTGAAAGCCATTTCCCTAGATGGAACTTTACTATGTCCGTTATGGTAAACGATAATACTATGATAAAACATAGATGGCATAATGGTGTTCACGCTACATGGAATAATATATTAAAATCTGGTAAAAATTTTGTAACTGGTCACTTACATAGTTTACAAATTAGACCTTTTACAGATTATAACGGTACGCGATATGCAGTAGATACGGGAACTTTGGCATATCCAGATGGCGAACAGTTCGGCTATGCAGAAGATAACCCAAAAAATCATAGGGCAGGATTTGCTATTTTAACTTTTATTGATGGTGAGTTGATGCCACCAGAAGTAGTAGAAGTTATAGATGAAAAGCAAGGAATGTGTTTTTTTAGAGGTCAGAAGTTTACAGTTTAAGGTAAATATTGGAATTTCAGGAATTAGATGAAGTAATTCATCAATTGTATGGGTCAGGCAAAGTAACTAAGATTTTCGCTAACGGTGGAGATACTATTTACGGTGTAGATTTCGGACACGAATATAACTTATTTGTTCCACAGGTGGAAATAACAGCTAAATAATGCGTAAAAAGGCACGTATGAAAGAATTAACGACCAAACAAGAGACATTTGCTCAAGAAATAGTTAAAGGTAGCAATCAGGCTGATGCTTATAGACTAGCCTATAATGCAGGTGGCATGAAAGATGAAACTATTTGGAGTAATGCGTCTAGGTTGATAATAGAAGATAAAATACAGAAGCGTATCAAAGCTCTTAGACAGCCTACAGTTGATAAAGTTCAATTAACTCTAGAAAAACACTTAAATGACTTGTTACATTTAAGAGAAAAAGCAACAAATGATGAAAAATGGTCATCTGCTATACAGGCTGAGACAGTTAGAGGCAAAGCTGCTGGATTGCACGTAGAAAAAGTAGATATGAAGCAAGATGTAGATATAGTGGTAGAATTAGTAAACTTTGGTGATGAGTGATAATCATTATTTGCAAAGCAGAAGAACTTATTTACTTTACAAAAAAGCAGAATATTTAACTACTCGTACAGAAGACTCTGAATTAGAGCAAATAAACAAGAAGTTAAACGAGTCAAAGCGTGAAAATAAGATTACCAAATAACTGGAAGCCTAGAAGTTATCAAATCCCTGCTTGGAAGTATTTGCAATCAGGTGGCAGACATTCGGAGTTAATTTGGCATAGACGAGCTGGAAAGGATGATTTGTTCCTTAATTGGTGTGCGAGGGCAGCATTTCAACGCATAGCTAATTATTGGTATATGCTTCCTGAATATTCGCAAGCTAGAAAGGCTATTTGGAACGCAGTTAACCCTCATACAGGTAAAAAACGTATTGACGAGGCATTTCCAAAAGAAATACGGAAAGCTACACGCGAACATGAAATGACAATTGAATTTGTTAACGGTAGTACGTGGCAAGTAGTAGGGTCAGACAGATTTGACTCGTTAGTTGGCTCAAGTCCTGCTGGCATTGTGTATTCAGAGTGGGCATTGGCTAATCCGAGCGCAAGAGCTTATTTAAGACCGATTTTAGCTGAAAATAATGGTTGGCAAGCATTTGTAACCTCTGCTAGAGGGAGAAATCATGCTTATACTACTTACAAAGCTGCTTTAAAAGATCCTACTGCCTTTGCTCAAAAACTATCAGCAACCGAAACAAACGTCTTTAGTAAAGATCAGTTAGATATTGAATTACAAAACTATCAAAACGATTTTGGGGATGAATACGGTAGGGCAAAGTTTGAACAAGAATATTTATGTGCATTTGATGCTGCAAATTTAGGTGCGATATTATCAGGCGCATTAAGTACGGCAGATCGAGAAGGGCGCATAAATGACGTACAATACGACCCAGAAGGCGCACCGATTGAAATATCAGCAGATATAGGCCGTAGAGACTCTAGTACATGGTGGTTTTGGCAGCCTAAGCTTGGTGGATATTCAATTATAGATTATGACGGTGGTTGGGGTATTGACGCAGAAGCATGGGTAGACAGGTTAAAAGAAAAAATAGGCAAACGTGAGTTAGGAAAAATATGGCTACCGCACGATGCAAGAGCCAAGACTTTTGCAGCTAAAAACTCAGCTTTAGAGATTTTTATTAAAGGATTTGGTGCAAATAAAGTAGCTATAACTCCAAATTCAAAGAAAACTGACAGAATAAATGCAGCTAGAACATTAATTAAACAAGTTGAATTTAACGAAATCGCTTGTGAAAAAGGTTTAAATGGTCTGAGAGCATGGTCGTATGAATATAATGAGCAATTAAAGACGTTTTCATCAGAACCAAAACATGATTGGGCTTCACATGATGGCGATGGTTTTTCGTATGGGTGTTTAATAATGAAACAAACACAAGCTATTTTAAAACCTCCACCTATGAAAACTATACATGAAATCACTTTGAACGAAATTTGGGAAGATAACAAAAAGGGAAGGGCTAGGATATGATTAACGAAGCAGGTGGTGTTAAGCGAGTTACGGAAACAGGTGTAGTAAAAGGAATGAATGGCAAGATGCTGGGCTTTTTTGTAGCTAGTGGCACTCCAACAGTAAAACTTTGGGATAACGCATCTGCTGCAAGTGGAACTGTTCTTCTAAACAGCATGGTTTGTACCGCAGCTACTTGGTATGATTTTCCTGCTTCATTTGCTAACGGTTTGTATATTACACAAACAAACGCAGGTGATATAAGTTTTATTGTTAGCTAATGGAAGAATTAGACGAAGCGGTTAAAGGCGCGGATGGTAGCGATCTTGTTTCGCTGAAAAACTCTTATTTTCTTGAAATAGACCTTTATGACAAGAAATTTGAAGATTGGGAAACCAGAGCTAAAGTTATCGTAAAGCGTTATAGGGATGATCGTGCAGGATTAGATCAAAACTCCAAACAAAACGAAGCTAGGTATAATATTTTGTGGTCTAACATTCAAACCATGATTCCCAATGTGTTTGCTAGATTGCCACAACCTGAAGTCTCAAGACGTTACAAGGATAAAGACCCGGTAGGTCGAGTAGCGTCTATGATATTAGAACGGGCTTTAGAGTATGAAATTGAAGCCTATCCAGATTATGAGAACGCAGTAAGAAATTCAGTAGAAGATAGATTGTTGCCCGGACGCGGTATTTCATGGGTTCGTTATATGCCTGTGATGAAAGACGTAGAGATGCCTGAACAACCAATGCAAGCAATGGATGGAGAAGAAGGCACACAAATATCAGAAGATACGCCTAAGACATATCCAGTTATAGATTACGAATGTTCGCCATGTGATTACGTCGCTTGGAAGGATTTTGGACACAATGTAGCTAGAACTTGGGAAGAAGTTACGACTGTCTGGCGCATTGTACCAATGAACCGGGAAGAGTTAATCGAAAGATTTGGTGAAGAAATAGGTGAGCAGATTCCATTAGATATGAAGTCTGGTACACAAGATGTAGACACAGCAAGTCCTGAAGAATTAGCCAAGATGAAGGCTAATATTTATGAGGTCTGGGATAAGAAAGAAAAACGCTGTGTATGGTTATCAAAATCGCACCAAAAGGCATTAGATGTTCAAGAAGATGTACTAGGGTTAGATGGATTTTTTCCTTGCCCTAAACCGCTTTATGCGACCACTACTACCGATTCATTAATACCTGTTCCTGATTACGCTTTATATCAAGATTTAGCGAAAGAATTAGACACGTTAACAGATCGTATTAATGGGTTAGCTGATTCTATTAAAGTGGTTGGTGTATATGATTCAACGCAGACGGGTATTAAACGGATGCTGAAAGAAGGTGTAAATACTGAACTAATCCCTGTGGATAACTGGATGATGTTTGGTGAGAAAGGTGGCATTAAAGGGGTAATAGATTGGTTGCCATTGGATCAAGTAGTTGGTGCGTTAAATGCAGCTTATCAAGCAAGAGATCAGGCTAAACAATCTGTTTATGAAATCATGGGCATAGCTGATGTATTGCGTGGCTCAAGTGATCCTAATGAGACACTTGGCGCACAGCAAATGAAGGGTCAGTTTGCTTCTAAACGCTTACGTTATATGCAAAATGAAGTCTCTACCTTTGCGACTCATTTATTAAAGATTAAAGCACAGATTATCTGTAATCATTATCAGCCCCAGACGATACTAATGATCTCTGGTGCAGAGCAATTTGATGACGCTGATAAGCAGCTTATTGCACCAGCATTAGAGTTATTAAAAAATAATGTACTAAATAACTTCCGTATCGAGGTTAGTTCCAATTCATTGATTGAAATAGATGAGCAGCAAGAAAAGCAAGACCGTATGGAGTTTTTAACTGCCGTAGGTAATTATATGGAAAAAGCTATAGAATTGCCGCCTCAGTTACACGCTGTCGCTGGTGAGCTTCTTTTATATGGTGTTCGTGGATTTAGAACAGGCAGACAGTTAGAAGGTCAGATAGATGATGCGCTAGAGTCTCTTAAAGAAACCAGTCAGCAACCACCACAGCCTGATCCTGAAATGCTCAAAATGCAAGCAGAGCAACAACGTCAAGCTGGTGAAGATCAAAGGGCGCAACAGAAACAAGTAGCTGATGTGCAATTAGGCCAACAAAAATTAGCTGCCGATCAACAAACTGCTCAGATGAAGGCTAGTAATGAAATGCAACTAGCACAATTAAAGGCACAAAATCAGCAAGCATTAGAGCAAGAAAAAATAGCTTCTGCTGAACGAATTGCCATACATAAAGACGAACTATCTGCTGCTTCTGCTATGAAGGGTATGGAAGCTGAACAAATAAAAGATATGCAGACGCAAGAAACAGACCATGAACAGGATCACGCTCTACAAGAGTTATCGGAGTCTGTGTGCCAGCTTCATAAAAAATTAGAAGATATTACTATTCGTTTAGATGTTAATGAAATAGGAAAATTATGAGAAAGTCATGGGTGCAAATTAACGGTGAGTTAGTTCCTAAAGAAAATTACACGCCAAGCATTGAGCATCAGACAATGATAATGCCTGACATTAAAGAATATAAATCTATGATTACAGGTGAGATGATTACTAGCCGTACAAAGCATAAAAATCACTTACGGCAGCATAACTGTTTTGAAATAGGCAATGAGAAGCTAGAAAGAAAAGAAAGAGCGACTCCCGATGGAATTAAAGAAGATTTAATAAGAAATATGAGAAGAAGGTAGTATGCCAAGCCCATCAAATGAATCTCATTGGCAAAAAGTAGGAAGGCTGTTGGCTAATGATGTGTCTAGCGCAGCAGGAACAGCTAAAGATATAGTTGGGCGCGGTGTAGTAGCTCCGATTCTTGGACTTCCAATGGATATGTTTAATCTAGGAGCAAGAAGACCTGAACATACAGGAAGCTCTGAGTATTTTGGCGAACAGATGCAAGATGCAGGAATTGTTTCTCCAGATAGAAACTATAAGTCTGAATTAGCAGCTAGTTTACTTAATCCAGCAGCAATTTCCGCTAAAGCAGCAGCCATACCAGCATTAGCAGCAACATTTGCAGGTAAGGGAGCAAAAAAAATAACACCGTATGTAGACAAGTATGGTCGAACAGTTAGACCAAGTGATTCTGTTACAAAAGCAGCTAAGTATATAGAAGACATACCTACAGAGCGATGGTTAAAAGAAAAACAAGATTATAGTTTAAAAGAAGGTTTGAATGAATTTGGTGCGCCTTATTCTATGGGGTCAGACACGGGGAACTTTGATCGATTTTTAAATATACCAGTAAGTAAACTTTCAGAGGTTAAGGGTTTAAGAGGCGAACAACGCATGGTAAGACAAGACTCATTAGATTGGATACGAAATAATTGGGATAGTGTAAAAAATGAACCAGCTTTTATGGTAATTGATCCAACTGGAAAGGCATGGATTTCAGAGGGAAATCATAGAATTATGGTTGCAAAAGAACGCGGAGAATCATATTTCCCAACAGAAGTTAGATACTTTTCTGGAGGAAATCGTACCGCAGGAAGTTTTGACCCTGATAATTTAATAAAGCTAGACCTTGAAATAAATAACAAAAATTTAAAATAACAATTTGTTTTACCCACGCTGTGAAGCGCGGTTTTTTCCCACGGCAGACGTGCCAATAGACGGAGTACATTATGTCAGACGATACCGAAATCGCCACTGATGATATCAGAGAGTCAATATCCTCTGCTATTACTGAAGTGGAATCAACCGAAGAAGTTACTGAAAAACCAGCAAGAGTAAGAGATGCAAGTGGTAAGTTTGCTAGAGCAGAAGGCGTTACGCCAGATGGTGTTATTGCTGATGCTAAACCAGCCGAGCCTTTAACAACTGAGCCTCAATTAAATGAACCTGCTCCAGTAGAGACTGCTCCTGAAGTTGAGCAAATAAAACCACCACAGTCTTGGACGAAAGAAGCTAAAGAACAATTTGCTTCTCTTGATCCGTTAGTACAAAAAGAATTAGTAAAGCGTGAAACTGACTACTCAAAAGGTATTCAACGTCATGCTGAAGGCGCAAAGTGGGCAGAAGAAACTAGACCCATATTTGAGCAATGGCAACCTTATTTGAATCAATTGGGAACTACACCACACCAAGCGTTTAAGGCTTTAATTCAAGCTGAATATACGCTACGGCATGGAAGTCCTCAACATAAGCAACAAGCATTAGCCAAGATGGCACAAGATTACGGGATTCCACTGGCACAACCGTCAGAAACCCAACCAGCCGATACAAGCGCACAACCCATTTATGATGAGTTGAATAACTTGAGGCAACAAGTTTTACAGCAACAGCAATACCAGCAACAAGAGCAACAACGTATCCAGCAAGATCAGGAAGCTCAAATGCAAGAAATGATTACTGAGTTTTCTTCAAACGAAGCATATCCTCACTTTGAACAAGTTAGAGAGTCTATGGCTCAACTTTTACAAGGCGGTGTTGCAGAGTCACTGGAGGATGCTTATAACAAGGCGGCATGGAGTAATCCTGAGATACGCTCATCGTTAATTCAGTCCGAAGAAGCGAAGCGAATTAAAGACCAAGCGGGTATAGCAAGATCAGCAAAATCGAAGGCTGTCAGCATTCACGGTTCGCCGTCAGGAGCAGAGACACCAGCGAAAGAGCTGAGTATTCGTGACCAACTGCAACAAGCCTTAACTGGCGATAGCAGTCGGGTTTAATTCAATTCAATTAAAAGGACACAACGATGGCTTCTCCTAATTTAAGTGAGATTGTCACTACTACGCTGCGTAATCGTAGCGGAAAGTTGGCAGATAATGTAACAAACAACAATGCACTACTTGCCCGTCTTAACAAGAAAGGAAATGTAAAACCTGTTGATGGCGGACGTTCTATTGTGCAGGAACTTGACTACCAAGAAAATGGAACATTCAAGCGTTATAGCGGATATGAAACACTAGATATTTCTCCTAGTGAAGTATTCTCTGCTGCTGAATTTGATTGGAAACAGGGCGCAGTATCAGTCTCTATTTCTGGTCTGGAAGAATTGCAAAATTCTGGTTCAGAACGTGTGATTGATCTCTTGGAATCACGTATTAAAAATGCAGAACGTACAATGGCTAACAATGTCAGCAATGACTTGTATTCCGATGGTACTGCTTCTGGTGGTAAACAGATTGGTGGTCTACAGCATATTATCGCTGATGCTCCTTCAACTGGTACTGTTGGTGGTATTAATCGGGCTACTTATAGCTTCTGGCGTAACTACGCATACGATGCGACCACAGATGGCGGTGCTGCTGCTACTGCTGCATTAATGCAAGGTTACATGAACCAAGTATGGTTAAACATTACTCGCGGTTCAGATCGTCCTGACTTGATAGTTGCTGATAACAACTATTTCAAACTCTATCTTGAAAGTCTTCAGTCAATACAGCGTATTGCTAGTGATGACATGGCTCAAGCAGGGTTTACTTCATTGAAGTTTATGGACGCAGATGTTGTCTTTGACGGCGGTTACGGTGGAGATGCTCCATCAAACCACATGTATTTTATTAATACAGATTATCTAGCTTGGAGACCTCACAAAGATCGCAATATGACTCCACTAAATCCTGATCGTTTCTCAGTAAATCAGGACGCAATGGTCAAGCTGATTGCCTTCGCAGGTAACTTAACAGTGTCTAACTGTTTTGTTCAAGGTGTCTTAAAAGACTAAATAATCACTATCCCCTTCGGGGGATTTTTTAAGAGGAAATTTATCATGGCAGTATTAAGTGGTGTAAATGTAACCGATGTCACGACAGATGGAATCCCTAAGTTTACAGTGGGTTCAATCTTTCAGGATGATGACGGTAAGCAATATAAGTATTTTTTGTTCAACAATGGAGCAGGTGATGTTGCATCAATAGCTGGTGATTTTGGCTATTACTACGCTGTATCTGGCGCAGGTGCAGCAGCTAACTCTAACACTTGTACTATGGATCGTACAGACTCAGGAGGCATAGGGGCTGGTGTATTCCAAGCTGTTATTGCTGACGGACAGTATGGTTGGTTGCAGGTAACAGGAGAAGCTACATTAACTCAAGCACTTACGGCTGGTGCTGACGGCAATGCTTTAACTGCTGTTGGAGCTGGTGCAGATGGTGCGGTTGATGTGTCTGCTGCGGTAACTGACGCTGTTTGTGCTTTCGCTTATGACGCAAGTGCAAAAATCGTCAAACTTTGCTGCCCTTTATAAGGCAGTTTTTATGCCACTCCTTCGGGGGTGGCTTTTTTATATGGAGATAAAATGATTTCAGAACCTATGGTCAACCGAAACGGTCATGTTTCATACGGTCAAGATGATAATTGTTACGCACGTTTTCACAAACATCCTTACAAGGGTGATATGCACGACTTTATCGAAATAATTTTTCCCGGAGCAAGAGATACAACAGACAGGCCAATTAAAGAGTCAGATAAGCAAAGATTTAGCAGACAGTGGGAAGCCTATCAAAAAGGCGAAGAATTTAAAGCTGAAGGATACCCATTAGAAAATTGGCAAGCTATGGATCAAGGAACAGTTCGAGAATATAACCATAAACGCATTTATACCGTTGAACAATTTGCAAATATGGCTGAATCGAATTTAGAGAATTTAGGGCTAGGTGCAAGGACTTTGCACACGAAAGCTAAAGCATTTTTAGAAGCACATAAAGATACAAAAGCTGCTGAAAAATATGCTTCACAAAATGAACAATTAAAAAGCCAAATGGAAGCATTGGCAAAAGCTAACAAAGAGATGAAAGACCGATTGGATTCTTTGGAAACAAAAAAGAAAGGTAAAAAATGAATTTACTGGGATTGGTACAAGCAGCAGCAGGAGAGTTGGGGCTATCCCAGCCATCTGCTGTGGCTACAGCTACAGACGATCAAACAAAACAACTATTAGCTTTAATTAACAAAGTTGGTAATGATGTAATTTCTGTTGCAGAATGGGAGGGCATTTCTAAGGAAAATCGCTTTTCTACAGTTTCTTATACCGTAACAGGAAATACGACTGCTGATTCTGCTGTAGTAACTTCTACAGATACTACTGGTAGTGGTTTAGCTGTAGATACGTTTGAAGTAATTGGTGGCTCTGTGCCTACCGACACTACTATTGAATCTATTGATAGCAGTACACAAATTACGATGTCTAATGCTGCTACCAAGACCGAAACTGGTGTATCTTTAACTTTTAGCAAAACGCAATACGACTTACCTAGTGATTATGACCGTTTTAAAAACAGAACAACTTGGGATCAAACAAATTACTGGGCAATGCCTGACCCACAATCAGCACAAGAGTGGGCTTATTTAAAGTCAGGAATTATTGCTAATACGCCACGTTTACGTTTTAGAATATTGGGCGGTAAGTTTAATATATTTCCACCCGGAACTGGTGTAGTACGTTTAAAGTTTGAATATACTTCAAACGGATGGGTTGAAGCAGCCGATGGCACAGCTAAGACAGAATTTGGAGTTGATACAGATACTTGTATTTTCCGAGATAGAACTATTATTTCTGGCCTGAAATATGAGTTTTTTAAGATTAAAGGATTTGATACAGACGGTTTATGGCGCGATTATCAGATACAGCAAGAGTTTGAAAAGGGTATTGATAAAGGTGCGCCAACATTAAGTATGTCTGATAGAGGTGGTAGTTTATTCTTAGGTAATTCTTCTATTCCAGACACAGGATTTGGGTCTTGAAGTCTAAGACTAAATCAGTTTCCTCTCCAGTAGGCGGATGGAACGCGAGAGATGCGTTGGCACAAATGCCACCAACTGATGCGGTTAAGATGGAAAATGCTTTTCCGAATACAACTGATGTTCAGTTACGCAAAGGTGCTGCTAATCATGTAACTGGTATTACAGGTAAGACAGTACAAACATTAGCTGCCTATAACAACGCTACTACTTCAGAATTATATGCTTTTGTAGACAATGCGGTTTATGACGTATCTAGTGCTGGGGCAGTAGGCTCTGCTGAATCAGGCACAACCATTACTAATGCGAAATGGCAGTTTATTAACTTCAAAGTTCCTAATGGGGCGCATTGGTTATTGTGCGTAAATGGAGTGGATAAACCTCTGTTTTATGATGGTACTAATTGGGTTGTAGTCACTCATTCCACTACACCTGCCATTACTGGCTATCCTAGCAATGCATTACAAAACATTATTCATATTAACGAATTTAAGCAGAGAGTCTGGTTAATTTCTAAAGATTCATCTGTAGCTTTTTATTTGCCAACAGATTCAGTAGGTGGGGGTGCTACGGCTTTTGATTTAGCTCCTGTATTCGATCAGGGCGGTTCTCTGATGGCAATGGGAACTTGGTCAATTGATGCTGGGGCAGGACTAGATGACCATGCGGTATTTATATCGAGTAAAGGTCAAGTAGCTGTATATGCTGGCACTGATCCTGCTAATGCTGCTACCTTTTCATTAATCGGTGTGTTTGATATTGGTTCTCCAATAGGTAGAAGATGTTTTATTAAATTTGGTGGTGATTTATTAGTTATCACACAAGGTGGTGTAGTGCCACTATCTAAGGCGTTAATTAATGCTGAAATTAGTCAAGCAGTAGCTATTACTGACAAAATTAGATCAGAGGTTACTGAGGCGGTTGCTTCTTATTCTGCAAATTTTGGTTGGCAACTTTTGCAGTACCCTAACGCAAATATGTTGTTATTAAATGTACCTGTATCAGCTACATTATTTGAACAATATGCGATGAATACGATTACGGGCGCATGGTGCAAATTTACTGGTTGGGATTCCTCTTGTTGGGAAATATTTAACGACGAAATTTATTTTGGTGGGTCAACAGCAGTAAGAAAGGCTTGGTCTGGCAATAGTGATTATGGAAACAATATTACCGCAGATGTAATTCCAGCATTTGACTATTTTAATAGTAATCGTCAAAAAAGATTTACGATGGCAAGACCTATATTTTTAAGTACAGGTACACCATCAATTTTGATGGATATGAATACCGATTATGTAACTTTGCCACCATCAGGTGCGCCATCTTTAGCTGTAAGTAATGAATCTATTTGGGATACTTCTAAATGGGATGAGGCTAGTTGGGGTGGCGATTATCAGATACAAAAGGATTGGGCTACAGTAACAGGTGTAGGTTTTTCTGCATCTTTGCATATTCAATTTACTAGCAAAGCAAATGAAGTAAAATGGCTTTCTACGGACTTTGTATTTGAAAATGGCGCAGTCATATAAAGTAATTTGTGATGATCCTGAAAGGGTGGGAAAGTGGGTGTCAAAGCGCACGGGAACTAAGTGGTGGTGTCAACACGCAGCAATAGGTTTTGAGAAAGATGGGGCATTAGTAGCAGGTATTATTTATGACAACTTTAATGGCAAAAACATATTTGCTCATATAGCTGCTGTACCTAATAAGCGTTGGCTAACTAAAGCGTTTCTGCGTTATATGTGCCACTATCCATTTAATGAACTAAAAGTGAATCGAGTTACTGGAATGATTCCATGCACGAATAAAGCATCAATAAGATTTGTAGAAAAGTTAGGGGCTGAGTTAGAAACGACATTGAAAGATGCTCATCCAAAAGGCGATTTATTAGTATATCGAATGATTAAAAAAAACTGTAAATATTTAGGAGTATAAAATGGGCGGAAGCGCACCTAAAGCACCCGATTATGCAGCACAAGCCGAAAAACAGGGCGAAGCTAATATAGAAGCGTCTAGGGTATCGAGTAGGTTAAGTAATCCTAATGTTATTACTCCATACGGTACTCAAACGATTACTTATGGCGATACTCCCTTCGACCAAGCTGGCTATGATGCAGCAATGGCTGGTTATCAAGAAAGATCACTGGCTGCACCTAAAGCACCAAATAGAGCAGATTTTAATCAAGATTACACTACAGATTCTTTTGATCAATCTGGCTATGATACTGCTATGTCAGATTATAACAAGAACGCTGCTGAAAGAGCTAGACTTGAAAAGATAAACCCTTATGGCACTGGGTGGAACACGACTCGGCAAAATCAACATTTCCAACAACTCGCTGATTTACAAGACATTGCTGCTCCTAATAGAGATGCTTTTTCAAGTTCAACACAAAATACAGGATTTGATGCAACTGGGTATAACACTGCTCTTAATAGATATAATGCAGGTCAACCAGAGTTAGCTCCCGATAGAGCTAATTTTATGGGGGCTGCTGATGGTGGTGGCGATCAAGATATTCCAACTGTTCGACAATCACTTTCTCCTGCTTCTCAGTCTTTGTATGACCAAGAGCTACGGATTAATGCTGCGCTAGGGAATACAGCAGAAAAAGGTCTTGCAACTATAGACCAAATGCTTGGAACGCCTTTTGATATATCACAAGTAAGAGATAAAGCTCAGTTTCAAGATCAAACTTTAGGACAAAGACCAAAATTTGATCCATCACAGTTACGCGACAAAGCGCAATTTGATGATTCTAATATAAGAAATCAAGCACAATCTGGACAACAGGCTTGGAATAACGCTTATAACGCTCAAATGCAAAGAAATCAGCCTTTTGAGGATAGACGGAGAGATCGGCTAACTAATCAACTTTCTAATCAAGGTATTTTTGCTGGCTCAGAAGCATATCAAGAAGCTATGCGTGATTTAGAGAGAGGTGAGACTGACTTTAGGTTGGGCGCACAACAAAACGCAACAGCGCAGCAACAAGCTCAATTTGCTATGGATATGCAAGGAAGACAGCAGGATCAGCAAGAAGCGCAACAACAGTACGCTAGGGGTATTCAAGGACGATTAGCAGATTTAGGAGAGCAGCAAGCAGCATTTGGTATGGGGATGCAAGATAGACAAAATGCCTTTGCAGAGCAACAAGCTAGATTTGGAATGGATACACAGTCTCGTCAAGATGATTTATCTCAAGAAGCATATTTACGGCAATTAAGTTTAAATGAGCTAAATGCACTTAGAATGGGTAATCAGATACAAAATCCGCAATTTCAAGGATTTCAGGGTCAAAGCGTAGCTCCTGCGCCTATAATGCAAGGTGCTAATGCTCAATATAATGCAGCTTTAGATGCAAGCAATGCTAAAAATGCTGCTACAGGCAATTTAATATCGGGAGGCACTTCTTTAGCTAGTGCTGGAATGGGCATGGCTGGTATGTTCGCAATGTAACTAAAGGATTAATATTATGGATTTTAGCTCAATACGTTCTATACTTAGTGGTTTAATGCCAAAAGGTTCTGTTGGTATGGGAAATGCTTTACAGAGTAGTGGAAGCGGGCCTACTCAAATTCCATTAGGGATGAAAAATAGTTACACGCCAAAAGAGATGTCTATGTCGGATTTGATGGCGATTAAATCTATGGCTGATGGAGTAGGGAAAGCAGGGGAATCGCCTAACGCTCCTACCAGACCAAAATATCAAATTGATGCTCCAATTCCACCTGTGCTAATGGGTAGAGGTGAAGTAGCTCCTATCTCATCTGTATTTGGCAAACAAAGTTTAGCGCAAATGCAGTTAGAAAAAGACGAAAGAGAGAAAATGGCGCAGGTTTTGCGTGCTTATGTTTAATTAAATAAAGGAAAAATTATGCCTCAAGTAAACGGCAAGAAGTATCCATATACTCCTGAAGGTATTAAAGAAGCAGCTAAACAACGAATGTCTTGGCCTGAAAGGCTGAACGCGATTAATATTTTATTAGGCACAGAAGATGCTACAGAGCCACAACCTAATTTTGAATTAGAAGATGTTAGAGGAGTAATAGGAGGAGGTGCTGCTGGAGCAATGACTGACCAAGATATGCGAAATCTTGGCAACCCTACTAGCAGAGATTTTGCAATTCCAGAAATAGATGAGGCTATACTGAGACAGCGAAAAGAAAGAATATTTGGATATTAATGATAGCAGGTCATAAAAATATAGTTTTATGGTTTTCGGGTGGCAAGGACTCGATGGCTTGTCTTTACCTACTAAAAGATTATTTAAGCGATATAACTGTTTTATGGTCTAATACGGGTAAGAATCATCCTGAGTTATTAGATACGGTTTCTAGGGCTAAAAAACTCTGTCCTAACTTTATAGAGATTAAAACTAATAGAGATGCTCAGTGGAAAGAAAATGGTCTGCCGTCAGATATAGTTCCTATAGATTATACTAAGATTGGTCAGGGTGTTACTTGCAAGAAAAAAGTAATGATTCAAAGCTATTTGCAATGTTGCTGGGAGAATATTTCTAGTCCATTAGTAGAAAAAAGCAAAGAATTAGCTGCTACATTAATTATTAAAGGTCAACGGGCAGATGAGGCTCATCGCTCTATTTCAGAAAATGGTTATATGCAGGACGGATTACAATTTTGGCATCCAATTGAAGGATGGACAAAAGAGCAGGTATTAGACTTTTTACGAGCAGAAATGGGTAATTTACCAGATCATTACAAGTTAGACCACTCTAGTATGGACTGTTGGGATTGCACTGCTTTTGCAGCACACTCGTATGATAGAGCAGAGTATATGAAGGTTTATTATCCAGTTAAATATAAGCAATACCAAAAGAAGTTAAACAAGGTCTGTGGCGCAATTACAGATACTTATAAACAATACACACGTTTAATCGAGGAATAAAATGGCTTTTAAAAACGTCAGTACTTTTAGACCAATGGGCAAATCAGCATTACGTGATGCTGAATTTCAGAAACAAATGGCTCTTATTTTACAAAAACAAGGGATGGAATCCCTGCCGAGTGGAAATATGGCTGGTCGTGTATTTGCTCCAATAACTTTACCTCAAGGACTTGGAAAAGTAGCTAACGTAGGAGCAGGTATTTTAGGTCAATATTTGGCTGGTAAAAGAGGTCAAGAAATAGACGATGATCGCCGTCAAGATAGAACGGAGAGAGTACGTGCTTATTTGGATGACATGAGAGACACTCCAGAAGTAGCGGAGCAGGGCAATCCATACGAAATATTTACTGGGCCTCAATACTCACAAGGTACACCAGAGGTTCATGCAGTTCCGCCTCAAGGAACTCCACCTAATCCATTATCCTCTTTAAATACTGCTCCTAAGTTTAGTTATGGTCAATTAGATGATAAAAACCCTTATGTACCAGCTACCGAATATCAACCTGCAACTCAAGGTGGAGAGCTTATCGGTGGCAATACTCATGTACCTGCTCAACCAGCTATAGCAGGATTAAGTAGAGAAGAATCTGCTATGAAAAATTTATTTACTAGCGATAACCCAGAAATGCAAGAACTAGCAATGAAAATGATTACTGGTACTGGAAGCGGAGCAGACGGTCTTACCGCTAGAAGAAAAGATTACGAGTTATATAAAGATATGAGTCCTGAAGAAAAAGAAGAATGGGGAGCTTCAATTAGAGGGTATAGGATGGATGATTATGGAGGATTTAGGGGGCATATGACTCCTAGAGGCGTGAGAGGACGAGTTGATAAAACTCCACCACCACAAGATTTGCCAGAGTTTAAAGGAGCGCAAACTAAAGCAATCAACGATGCGGAATTGGTAGCTAAAGAAATAGCAAGTAAGAGAGAAAAAGATTTACAACAAACTAATTTCTTTGCTCAAATAGACAAAGCAGAAACGTTGTTAGGCTTAGACCCTACAGCTAGTGGCTTCGGAACTATGGTAGATGATGTTACTGGATACTTTGGTGGGGCTTTTGATTCAGCAGATGTGGCTGAACAATTAAGAGGAGTTGAGGCATGGATGACAAGCAATGTGCCGCGTATGGAAGGGCCACAATCTGATAATGATATAAAAATGTATAAACAAATGGCTGCTGTAATTGGAGATTCTACTATTCCAGTTTCGCGAAGAAAGGCAGCATTAAAGACGTTAAAAGATTTGCAGACTAAATATATAACTGGGTATTACCACCCTAAATTTGGCGGAACTCGTCCGAATGCTCCTAATGCAAATACTAATGCTGGCAACCAAAATGCCTCTGCTAACGGGAATGCTGTTGAATATGCCAGAGATAAAAATGGCAAATTGGTGAGAGTAAGATGAGGATAATTAAATTTGAAGGCAGGGAAATAAATGTTCCTGACGATGCGACAGAGGCAGAAGAAATTGAAATTATTGAATCATTTGCATCAGAACAAAATCCTTCAGTTGAAAACGAAACTTCTAAACTAAACCCTGACGGATCGCCAAATGTTATAGGTCGATTAACTGATGATTTAGGATGGGCTGGTGAAACTACAGCAAAAGCGGTAGGGAGTGGTCTTGCTGACACAGGTGGATTAGCTATAGATGCAGCATCATATATTCCTAAAGTTGATGAATTTTTGGGAGAATATGGAGCATCAAGAGATCAAAGACAAGCTGCTCGTGATAAATTTAATAAAGAAAATGATGGTACGCTTTTTAATACAATAAGAGGGGCAACTAATGTTGTTACAGGAATGGGTGCGCCAGTTGCCGTTGGAAAAACTATAATAAAAGCTGCTCCATATTTTTCAAAAGCAGAGCCTTATTTAAAAAGGTTAGGAGACGCTATAAGAACACAAGGAATGGGAGGAGAGGCTTCTGGAAAAGGTGTTTCTGGTTATGCTAATAGAGTAGCAGGTGGTGGGATAGGTGGCGGTATTGCTACTAGCGTTATTGATCCTGAATATATGGCAGAAGGGGCTGGATTCGGGGCAGCTATTCCAGCAGTAGGTAGAGTAGCTTCTTTACTTGCCGCTGGCGGAGGAAAAAGATTTAATGAATTTCAAGACATGATTCGCCGTCCGTGGACAAAAGAAGGCAGAGAAAAAATTGCTGGCGATACACTAAATCTTGCTGCTGGCGACGGTAAATTGGCGGTTGATACAGCTAATAAATTGAGTCCTTTGCCAACTAATGATCCTACATTAAATGCGCCTATTTCTTCTCCTACAGCAGCAATGGTTGTAAAAACTCCTGCTTTTTCTGCTTTAGAAGGAAGTTCAGTAACTACACCACGCGCAGCACTTGAGACAGAAAAACAGTTGTTAGCAAATAATAAAGCTAGATTAGATGAAATTAAAAATACAATTCCTGATGAAGAAGCTGCAATAGCAGCTAGGACGGAAGGCACAGAAGGATTATATAATACTGCTAAAGAAATGCCAGTTTTTACAACTGAAGAATTAAAGAATTTATTTAAGCGTCCTAGTATGAAACTTGCTTTAAAGGGCGCGAAAGCAAGAGCAAAAGAAATGGACTCTACTTTTGATATAGAGAATTTAACTGGAGATTCAGTTCAGCATATTAACTGGGCATTGCAACAAATGGAAAAGCCAAGCTATTGGCAAGGGGCTGATCCTTTAAAAAAACTAGATAACAAGTTAATAAGCGATACAAGAAAAAAATTCTTAAACTTAATAGAAAGTCAATTTGACGAGGCTTCTGGCTCTCCATTAAATATAGCTAATAAGGCATATGAAAAATTGTCACTTCCAGTTAGCCAATCAAGAATAATAAAACAGGTTCTTCAAGAATCAATGGATGAATCTGGCATGGTTAATTTAGCAAAATTTCAAAAAAGTTTAACTGATAAAAACGCTTCTAAAGTTTTAAATCGCTATGACATAAAACTGCAAGATGTGTTAACAGAAGAACAGCTTAATAAATTAGGAGTTGTAGGCAAAGATTTACAAGACCTTAACTATGCTCAAAAAGCAGGAAACATAATGTCAGGGAGTGTAAAAGCTAATATTTCCAACCCCGTCACTCTTGCTGGCGTACCTAATGCTATGCGTGGAGTTTCTGCCTATAATCTTGGTCTTAATTTGGCGAGAGTAGCATCTAAAGATAAATTTCAATCTATTAAACAAGAAATTGCAAATACAATAGCAAAAGCATTGAGAGAGCCAAATTACGCTGCACAACTTATGAGAAACTCTAATAAACCTATGAACGCAAATTTATTAGGAAAAATATTAGAAGGTATGGAAGCCGCTACTAATGCTGGGATAAGAGCAGCAGGGAGTGGTGTTCCTGCTGCAATTCCCGAATATAAGAGAAGCAGAGAAAGAAGTAAAAGAAAATACGATCTTAACTAATTAAGGATACACAATGGCAAGAAACGGATCAGGTACATACACTCTACCTACTGGAAACCCAGTAGCTAGTGGTACAGTAATTTCAAGCACTACTCACAATAATACTATGACAGATGTGGGTACAGCTTTGACCAATTCTGTAGCTCGTAACGGTGAAGCACCTTTTACGGCAGATCAGCCTATGGGTGATAACAAGATTACTGGCTTAAAAAATCCAACTGCTCAGACAGACGCTACTAATTTATTAGCAATCCAGCATGGAACGGGTGTATACGGAGCAACAGTAGGTGGTTCAGGAAACGCCATAACCGTAACTTTATCTCCTGCTATAACCGCCTACGCTGCTGGTCAAAAATTCAGCTTTATTGCTGGGGCAGCTAATACAGGTGGAGTTACTATTAATTTTAATGGATTAGGTGCAAAAGCAATTACCAAAGTAGGCACAACTGCTCTGGTAGCTAATGATATATTATCTAGCAGCTTGGTCGAAGTAGAATATGACGGTACGAGATTTCAGTTAATTTCACCAATTGGTGCTGATCCATCTGGTACATATTTACCGCTTGCTGGTGGTACGCTAACAGGCGATTTGAATATGTCTGCCAAAGCTATTAATGAGGCCACTCATACTGAGGCTGCTCATGCCACTACTAGCGATATATGGACGGGCGGTAATACCTGTCTACTGTCAGGTTCAGTAGTTACTTTCACAGACGTTGCAGACGCTCCAGCAGTAGGGGCAGTACGCTACGTGGTCGCTAATGCAGCACACGTTATTACTGATAATAGTGCATTGGAAGTTGATGGAAATGCCAACTATACTTGTGCAGTAGGAGACTTACTTAGATTTGAAGCAAAAACCACTTCAACCTTTAGAGTAAGCGTAGTTGCTCATGGAGATGGTGGCGGTAGCGGTGATGCTAAAACAGCTAATCCACTATCTCAGTTTGCTGCTACAACTAGCGCACAATTGGCTGGAGTAATATCAAATGAAACAGGATCAGGACTATTAGTTTTTGGCACAAGTCCAACTTTAGTAACTCCTGCTTTAGGCACTCCATCTGCTTTAGTTGGAACAAATATATCAGGAACGGCAGCTAGTCTTACCGCAGGTAATGTAACGACTAATGCTAACCTCACAGGTCATATTACCAGTAGTGGTAACGCTGCTGTACTAGGCTCATTTACTTCAGCACAACTAAAAGCAGCACTAACAAACGAGACGGGTTCTGGAGCTGCTGTTTTTGCAGAAAGCCCGACATTAGTTACTCCTGCGCTTGGCACTCCGGCAAGTGGAGTAGCAACTAATCTAACAGGAACTGCGTCAGGACTTACTTCTGGCAATGTAACGACTAATGCAAACTTAACAGGTCATATAACTAGCTCTGGCAATGCAGCGGTATTGGGCAGCTTTACTTCAGCTCAACTAGCTACAGCACTAACAAATGAGACAGGTTCAGGAGCAGCTTGCTTTGCTACCGCGCCTACTATAGTAGGACTCACGGCAACTGGTGATATTACTATGTCGGGTAAAGCTGTTAATGAAGCTGTACATACTGAAGCTGCACACGCTACAACTTCTGATATTTGGACAGGTGGGAATACGTGCTTATTGAGTGGTAGTGTAGTTACCTTTACTGATGTGGCAGATGCACCTCAAGCTGGGGCAGTTCGATTCGTCGTGGCAAATGCTGCTCATGTAATAACTGATAACTCTGCGCTAGAGGTAGATGGTAACGCTAATTACACTTGTGGCATAGGTGATGTATTAATGTTCACAGCAAAAACTACATCTACTTTCCGTGTAAATATACTTTCTCATGGAGACACAACTGGCGATTATGTGCCATCAGCAGTAGCAATAACGGGTGGTACTATCAATGGAACTACCGTTGGAGCGTCTACACCTGCTGCGGGTAATTTTACTTCTTTAGATGCTACTGGTGTAGCTAGTGCTACCACTTTTGAACCAGATGGTGATACCTCGGCAAGTGATAACGCAGCAATAGGTTATACAGCAGCAGAGGGGCTAATACTTACTGGTCAAGGTTCAACGACAGATGTGACCATCAAAAATGATGCTGACGCTAAAGTTATGGGGGTGCTTACAGGAACAACTACCGCAGCTTTTGAAGGAGAGGTCACAGCAACTGGCTTCACAGGTACACTTGATGGCGTACTGGGTGGCGGAACTCCGGCTGCTGCCACTACAACAACTCTCAATGCTACTGGTGTTGCCACTCTGCGATCAGAGATTGACGAAAGTAGCGCATATACTGGTCAGCTTGTAATTGACTCTGTAACTAAATCAGCAGGACACTTAGCTAGGATTCTCTTTGAACATGACGATCATGGTTCAGCATCAATTGCAAGTGATTACGAAAGTGCTGGATATGGCAATCTAATACTTTCTACCAGAGGTGGTGGAAATCCAA